AAATATATAGGTGAAGGAGGGTGCGACGGGATACAGTAAATCTCTAACAAGCGCACTCTCTACCTGATCCTTGCAAGGGTATCTTATGTCAGACAGACGAAGGGTATCTTTTCATGGATCAAGCCAACGCGATAACAGACAGAGGGAGAATTGGTATGCTTGAACGTATCATCTTTGCAATAGACAGTGACAGTGACCCGCACGTGAATGCCAAGTTCCTGCGTCATGTTGATACTCAGAGGGCCTTGGGCAATATGTCACCTGTTTCTCTCTGTATGGGTTCTTATAATGGGGTGATGGAACGCAGTTATATGGTGCTTGCCAAGGACTTCCAGCATGTGCAAGATTATGTGACGGGGCAGGAAAGTATCTTGCGGGTTCCCGGTGATGTGCGTCAGCCTTGTGTGTTGGAATTCTTGGGTAGTGGTGAACGAGTGCCCCTATCTGCAATGCGTAAGGTTGACAGTAAAGAAGCAATGATGCACGATGCTTGGACCTACCATGATGGGGGCTATTATGTCTGCTGAAGTGAGAAACATCCTCAGGGTGTATCGTATGGCGACACCACAGGAACAGGCTCAGGGCGGTGTGTGGTATGCTAAGGCCAAGACAGATGCACAGGCCATTGCTAACTTGCATGATGTGCCACTGCATATTGTGGTTGGTGTGGTCGCCGCTCTCTCCCCTAATAATAGGTGGGAAAGAAATATCAAGGATGCGAGCAACATGATTGCAATCTTTCTGAGGGGCGATCCTGTCGATGTGTGCAAGCCCTGCACCTATACAAAGATGCGTGACAAGGCATGGTCTATCCTTGAACAAATCCCTGAGGGTGAGGCGGGTGTTCTTAAGATCTTGAATGGTCAAAAGATTGTGTCATTCTTTAATAACATCATGGGCCATGACAATTGCACCATTGATGGCCACGCTTACAACATCGCTAGGGGCAAGCGTGTGACCCTGACAGATGTAGAAACCACCATGGGTAAGGCTGTCTACAAAGACATGCAGGCGGCATACTATCGTGCTGCTAAGCGTGTGGGCATCAGGGTGTATGAGTTGCAGGCTGTCACATGGGTGGTCTGGAAGCGTATACACAACATCTGAACAAGATTAATCCGGCTTTGTCTGTAAACTGAGAAAGGACAAGACATGTTTATCATCTTCGCAACCAAATCCCTGAATGATGGGACAAAAGGTTTCCGCTTCAACGTGCTGGGCAAGAAGGGTCTGGTGCGTCTCCGTAAGCGTAAGCATAACGGCTATCGTATCGTGCAGGATGATTGCATGACCGCCGTTCACATGGGCAAGCTGAGCCTCTACACTGAGCGCCAGACTACTATGCGGAAACTCCAACACTTTGCTGGATAAGGGGGAAAGACGATGATCCGCACAACTGAACACTTTGCCACTGAGTTAGAGGCGCACAAGCGTGGTGCAGACTTTGTAGATGGCTGGGGCTATGGGTATGGCGCTACGTATGCCGTATGGTTCTCAGAAACCTATGGATCGTGGACCTGTAGCATGTCACGTTATTCAAGCTGTGACTGAACGCGCAGCGCAGCGAGCATAGCCCGATAGGGCAATAGGAAAGGATAAGGCAATGGAAAAGATGCACCTACACGTAATGGTTAAGGCATTAGATGCAGCCAAGAAGGAGGCGACAGCCCGCCTGTATGAATGGTACGACGGAAAGGATGCAGGGGCTTGTGGCTTTGCTTGGGTCAACATCAAGCCTAAGCACAAGGGTAACACAAAGGAAGGGAAGGCTGAACGTGTTATCCTTAGGGAGATGGGGTTCAGTCCCGATTGGACGGGCAAGGAGTTTCAGTATTGGAATCCGTCTGAGCTTGGGGTGCAGAACGTAGACTCTAAGTATGCAGGTGCAGTGGCAGCGGCCAGTGTGTTGCGGGATCATGGCTTTGATGCCTACGCTGGCTCACATTTGGATTAAGGCGCAACGTAGTGAGCAAAACTCTTAAAGAAAGGAAAAAAATCATGTCTAATCAGTTCGTCACCACTAAGAAGGTTATCAACGAAGTTCTCAACGGGGATGGGCCGGAATACATTGTTATGTCGGTCTTGCCGGATGAAGGCCGCATTAATCTGGTCATTGGCACTTATTACGGAAATCGAAATACCTGTAGTCTTAGCAGAGAAGGTGTCAGGGAATTGATTGACATCCTGAGGGACATTCACGAAGCCATGGAGGGTTGAGAACATGGCTAATGCAAGAGACTTCGCAATCATCATGTGGATCGTGATGCAGGGCGCAAGCTGGATGATGCCTGATGCCTATGGTAACTTCAAAGCCTTGGAAGAGGTGGCATACATGGAGACAATGGAAATTCTGGGGGTGTGGGATGAATGAAGTAACTAATCTGGATCGGTTCTTAGCACGTGATCCTTACCTGTTCATGGAGATTGAGGGTTACAAACTCTGGGAACATCCTACCTACGGGGATACAGCACCTATCTACATGTCTACACCCGGTGGCAGGTTAATCAACACAGGTTTCTATGATCTGGATGACTTCGATCTTGACCTGTGTATATCCTTAGAAAACTAGCAAACAGCTACTATACGGATGATGGAGACTGACAAATGACCATAGACATGACCAACAACCGAGTGCCGTATGGCCTGCTGACCGACGAGGAAAAGGCTGTGCTGCATGAGCATGAGAAGGCGGGTGGGAGGTTTCTGTATACCTTGACGGGTGATTTCTGGGTAGACATTGGAAGAGAAGCACCCCTAGCCAGTAGGTCCGGCACCTACCGCACTGTCCCCCTACCCAAGACCCAAGACGTGATCGCATGGGATCGACTGCCTGATTGGGTTGAGTGGGTGGCGCGGGACGAGAGTGAAGAAATTCACGCCTATGACAACAACGATCCATATCTTCAAGGGAAAAACGACGAGTGGCTGACAGACAATGGATGCTACCGCCGCATCGACGACTTCCCCGGCATCGTGCAGATCGGGACGTGTGATTGGACTGAGAGCAAGCAGCGTCGTCCGCAGGTAAGAGATGGAGGCCGAAATGACTGACGAAGAACTGGTGAAACAGGCGCGCGTTTCGATTGACTACACGGACCCCGAAGTCATCGCCCGCCAAAACATCCCGCCCAATGCTGGATGCGTCATTGATGGGACGTTTTATGATGTACGAAACCTTGTGCATCTAGCGTCATCGCAGGCCGACCAGATCGAAGCCCTTGAACAGCAGGTCTCGGACCTCCTTGCGGATGTGCCTTGTGCCTGCGGCTATGACAGTCCGACCGATGTCTGCATGAAGCATTTGCCATTGGTGCGGAACCTGACAGCCAAGCTGGCGAAGGCGATGGAGGCGCTGCGCGAAATTGCAGGCGAGTGCGGTTGCTCAACAGCCCGCGCCATCATCGCCGAGATTGAGGGAGAACAGCCATGAGTGACGATCTGGTGAAGCGGCTGCGAAGCTATGCCAAGGATCAGGGTGGCTGGCATAACATTGATGACACCTGCGAAGAAGCCGCCGACCGCATCGAGAAACTTGAACAAGCCCTCAAAGAGCAGTCGTCTGTTTCTGATCGGCTTGCAGAGCAACTCGAGCAACTTGTTGCGATTAATGAAGCCGCCCGTGCTGACGCCAAAGAGGCAGAGGCTTATGCGGAGGAGTTGGAGAAGGAGCGGGAGCGTCTGGCCCTTGCCATCTGCGGCGGTGAGGATGCTCCGGGTTATGCCAACGCGCAGACCGTTGAGACGCTGGAGAAGGTAGCCCGCGACAACGCCAACGCTACAATGGAGCAGATCAATCTCACACTGGATGTTGAAGCCAAACTGTCGAGGGCGGTGGATGTGCTGTCAGAGTGCTTAGAGCGGAACGCCCTTCTGGAAGCCAAGCTGGCAGAGTGCGAAGCACGACTTGGTAAGGCGGTGGAGGGGCTGCGGGGGTTTATGTCCAAAGTAGACACCGCTTGCCTTGTAGAGCGCGACCACCCGCAAGTAGAATTTGCAGATGCTTGGCGTGATGCCTACGCCATCATTGCCGAGATTGAGGGAGAACAGCCATGAGTGACCATATACTACAGCAGTTCACCGACGAGGACTTGCTGCGAGAGTTGATCCGGCGCAACGGGATCGTAGAAGCACCGACCAGCCGCACCATGCACGAGTATGAGGTTCTGCTTGGGATCGGGAAGGACCACCACTGCTACATCACCTTTACTGGTAAGGCTGAGATAATGGCTCTGGTGGGGCATAACAAACTGGTTGACACTGTTAACCAATAGGGTGTAGTGTATAGAGATACTACCCGTAGCTCAGTTGGATAGAGCAAGTGCCTTCTAAGCACTGGGTCGGGCGTTCAAATCGCTCCGGGTAGGCCAACTCCACAAGGTTTTCAATGGGTTATGAACCAGACGATTGGGGCTACATACTGTCCACAGTGTGCAACGCCTACTTCTCAGACTTGGAGTTCGAGGAACTGGTTGATTGTGTTATGCTATCCTCGAACAAAGAAGAACTTGACGCCGCTGTAACAGCAACCATCAGACTATGGGAGATAGTCAACTATGAAGAGCAATAGCACACTGCGTGTCGTAGAGACCAACAGCCAGACGACCAAAGACTTCACCATCCAAGCATCAGGCAAGATGTTCCACATGGTGATCTCTGGCCTCTACTCAGACAAGCCTAAGTCCATCACACGTGAAATCTGGTCCAACGCTTTTGATGCACACGCTATGGTGGGCAAGGAGGCTGTCCCTTTCGAGGTGACTTTCCCCACTTCCATTACACCCACCTTCACCTGCCGTGACTTCGGGCCGGGGATTGCACATGAGGACATGGAGGGATTCTACACTGTGCTGGGTCACTCCACCAAGGAGGATACCAACAAGGCTGTAGGCAAGTGGGGCGTAGGTCGTATGTCGCCCATGTCTTACACAGATACTTTCTCTGTCGTTTCCCGTCACAAGGGCATGGTCAGCTACTATGCGGTTCAACTCGGTCCTGACGGATCGCCACAACTCCATGTCCTCGCTGAGCCTCAGCCCACCACCGACCCAGATGGCCTTGAGGTATCCTTCCACTTGAAGAAGCGTCAGGACATTCAACAGTTCCAGAACGCAGCCAATGTTATCTCTGTCGGCTTCGATGTTCCCCCTGTTGTAACCAACTCCAAGGAGAAGTCTTTCAGCCCCCTCAAGAAGTTGTACGAGGGCAAGGACTACTGCCTGTACGAACACGAAACTCTGCTTGGTCCCTTTGCTCAGATGGGCTGTGTCCTCTACCCCATTCCTTTTGAGTACCTTCCAAAAAGCTCGTGGCCCAATCGCTGCATCGTCTACAAGTTTGACATTGGTGATCTGGAGGTCACTGCATCACGTGAAGCCCTCTCCTTCGGTCCCAATGATCCTACTGCTGCCAGCATCAGGGCCAAGACTGAGGCAGTTGAACAGCAACTGTTTGATGCACTACAGGCTGAGGTTGAAGCACAGCCCAAGATGTTCCTTGCAGCAAAGCTGGCACCCAAACTACGTAAGTTCATCCGTAGTGGCGAGTTCAAGTGGAAGGGTCTGCAAATCCCGAAGGTGTGGAACCTTGCGAAGTACCAGAAGGTTTCTCTGCACTGTGGTTACAAGGGCTACCGTCAGAAGAATGTGGGGTTTGGCATAGATAAAGACCTGAGTGTGACTGAGGACCACACCATCTTCATTCAGGACATTTCTGACAAGAAAGGCTGTGCTCGTGCTGCAACCCGTATCTGCAGTGCTATAGGCAGCTACAAGTACTACATCTGGGTCAAGGCTGATCTGACAGACAAAGAACAGAAGGCTGAGGTTGATATTCTGATTGCAGAGCTTGACTTCCCTGTGCTGTACGTGAAGGACTTGCCGGATGATGGCTCCAAACAGTCTGGCACTCGCAGTAAAGTTATGTTGTCCCACCTGAGAAGTGGACACCTAGTCAAACATGATATGGATGCCACAGAGTTTAGTGGGGGTGGCTACTACTGTAAGATGTCGAACAACGAAGTGCCGCACCAGATACGCAGGGCATATGCAGTCTTCTTAAGCAAGTTTGGGAAGGAGCTAGTGTTGGTGCCTAAGACCCTCTGGAGTAAGTTTGAGGGACAGGCAAACTGGCTTGATGCAGAAGTTGCTTTGGAACATCTTGTGAAGGGGGAGGTAAAAAACGTAAATGAAATCTTTGGGAATGTTTACGACGCTTACCCCTTCAACCACCTCAGAAATCTTGAGGAAGCAGGCGGCATTGTCGGAGAGTTCTCAAAGAAGATTAAGGAACCTAAGCCAAAGCAATACCTTGATCTTGGCTCTACCCAATGGGGGGACTTACTGAACCACTACAATTTGCCTGCCTTCTCCAGCAAAGGTTCTGAGGCCAAGTATAAGAAAATCCTTGACAAGTATCCACTGCTTACCCTATGCAGGGGTGACAATACCGAGAACTTCCTGCAATACATCCAACTGATCGACAACGCAGCAAAGGAGTAACCCCATGCGTGTATCCTACACCCTCTCTAACGAAAGCATCACCGTATTTGTTAGCGGCAAGATGCGTACCGTCCTCTCTGGCAACAAGAGCTTTGAGAAGCTGCGTGAGCACCTTCGTGGACCTAAGCATGACGCTGCCACCATCCTCGCCCTGTCTGATCGTGAAGAGACTATCCGTCAGTCTGCTGGCACCTCTGTTGAGGTTATCAACGGCACGGTCTACTACAAGGGCGAAGAGCTTCACAACGCTCTGACCAACAAGCTGCTGAACCTGCTGGACGATGGCTTCGATGCTACCCCTTGGATCAAGTTCCTTGAGAAGCTGATGGACAACCCTTCGTACCGCTCTCGCAACTGCCTCTATGGGTTCCTCGACAAGTTCAGCGCCCCGATCACCCCAGAGGGTAACTTCATCGCCTTCAAGCGTGTTGGTTCCAACTGGAAAGACCTGCACACTGGCAAAATGGACAACAGCCTTGGCACCACTGTGAATATGGATCGCAGCAAGGTTGATGATGATCCCCGGCGCACCTGTTCGTCTGGCCTGCATGTCTGTGCTGATGAGTACCTCAAGGGCTACGCCACTGGCCCAGACAACCGCACTCTGGTGGTTGAGGTTAACCCTGCCAACGTGGTTGCTGTCCCCTACGACTACAACTTCTCGAAGATGCGAGTGTGCGAGTACAAGGTTCTTGCGGAGATTGAACCCAAGGAAATCCTTGACATTCTTTCTGAGCAGGTGTACGACTTTGATGTAAGAGAAGAACTGGATGATTGGGTTTAAGATGTTGCACACCATCTTAGCTATCGCTGTTGCCTCGTTGTTCGTGTACAGCATCGTGGTATAGAACATGTACCACGTGAGGGTGAGCGACAACGGAAGGGTCATTGCAAGTTCTCTCCAAGAGGGGTTGGCTGATGCAGTGGCTTACGGCAGGTCTTTGGGACAGAAAGGGAATCGTATCATCATCCATGACTCAGTTCAAGATGCTACAGGGAAGATTCTGGACCTAGATAAAGTTCTCTCTACGTACATCCTTGAAGAGAACCATAAAGAATACCTTTAAGTATTATTACTTCTTTAAGAAGTAAAAGTACCTTAAGGTATACATAAAGAGATAGAGGGTAGCACAGGTCTTTCTTCATGGCAAGTGCTACCTTCAACTATTTTCTTTGGGCTAGAGGACGACATGAAATATACCAAGAAGGTTAAGCTAACAGATGGGACTGTCGTTCACAGGTTCGTCCCCCCGACAGAGGTTTCTAAGGCTGGTGTCGTTAAGTCTCAGACCTTCAAGGACGGTAGGGCTGCACGCTACGAAGTCCCCCGTTTGATAGAAAAGGTTGATGCTTACCGAAGGGGAGAGATCAAGGAAGGGAACGTAGGACCAAGCTCCAAGATCATCCATGTCATCAACTACTACCTGTCGTCCAAGCAGTTTGCCTCTCTCGCTAACAGGTCTCAGATCAAGTACGAGGCAGACTTAAAGAGTGTTTCTCGTTCAGACCTTGGCCTAATCCCAATTAACAAATTGACTGCGAAGATATGCAAGGAAGCCTACGAGGGTTGGGTTCAAGCACACTCAGTTGCAAGGGCCAATGAGAGGGCAAGGATACTCTCCATCGTACTCAACTTCGCCCGATCTCTCGATCTTATCAACGACAACCCTATGTCCAAGGTGAAGAAGCTGAGGCACGAACCCAAGACACCGATCTGGACGAGGGATCAGGTTGAAGTATTTCTTGATACTGCCTTCACCAAGTTCGAGTGGAGAAACGTAGGTCTGCTGGTGATGATGTGTTATGAGTGGGCGCAAAGACCTACAGACATATGCCACCTCAATTGGCACAATCTTGATCTCGAAAATGCAAGGATGAAGGTTACACAATCCAAGAGGGGTGCAGAGGTGGAGATGCCCATTGAGGAACCCCTGCTGACCATGCTCAAGGAACAGAAGGATGATTGGGGCTTCCAGAAGTACGTGGTGCCACACCACAGGGCCAGCGATAATGCCTATGTCCCCTTGAAACCTGAATCGTTTGGGCCTATACTTCGCCAGATAAAGCAGGCATGTGGCTTGCCAGAAGAGTTGAAGATTGGACACCTGAGAAAGACTGCCATCACAGAGTTTGTAGCAGCAGGAGTTGACAGCACAGGCATCATGCAGGTAACAGGACACAAGAACATCGCCAGCCTCAACCCGTACATGAGGCACACATACGAGGGTGCTAAGACAGCACAGAACGTCAGAAAGGGTTACAAGGATGGAGCATAACAAGTATGACCGCAACAAGGACTCATCCCTCGTCAGCATCCACACCCTACTAAAGAAACTGGGGCAACAGGTGGAACAGGCTGAGTGGGATGGGAAACCCTGCGAACATCTGAAGCAAGAATACAAGACGGTATCTGAGTATCACAGCCACACAGGCAGCAACTTCTACCCAAACTTCTGAGGAGATAGACATGACCAGAGAGAAAGACGCAGTGGCTTCTATCGTAGAGAAGCTCATCAACAATGGCGCTATGGACGAGATTGTCTTGGCAGTGCTGGAGAGTTCCTTGGAGACCAACTTCGAGGAGTTGGAGAAGCTGTCTCAAAGAAAGTACCTTGAGGCTCACCACTGGCAGGACTACGCTGATTGCTTGCAGTATGTTCACTCTTGCATCAAGGTTCTTCGGTACTTCTCTGTGAACGACTACACCGAAGAACAGGTTCGTGCTAATGAATACTCACTCAAGATTGAGGAGCTTTACTGATGAAAAAACTTCTCCTTGCTGTACCTGTAATCGCACTGATAGCCTGCGTACCTGATGCACAGATCGCCTCTCAAAACTTGTCCAAGGCCGCTGACATGTTCGAGATTGATCGTCGTGTGGTCTTCTACAACGGCATCACAGACACCTACATGCTGACCATTGAGGGGCGCTGTTCTATCGAAAAGGATGGTGCTGATGTGCAACTCGAAGTCACCTGTAAGGTTGGCCCTAACCAGTACAAGAAGCACTTCCTTGGTATCTCTGACAACGTGACGTACTTCGTTGAACAGCTTGAGACTGCTGATGTGAGTGTGTATCACTATCGTGTTGTATTCAAGCCCCAGTCGATCCTACCTGATGTAGACTTCCGTGGTGACGTTGGTGAACTACTGAGCACAGGAGAGTAAGATGATTAAGGCTACCTACATCGACCACATGGGTACAGATTTGTCTATCGTTAATGCAGCACGGGTTAGTTTTGGTAAGAAGAGTGAGTGGGAAGAAAAGCCATATAATTGGGAAGCCAGTGATACAGTAAAGTGGGAGGGGGGAATTTATCTTAAAGACAAAGACGCCAAGCTGATCCACTACCTTGCCAAGCACAAGCACATGTCCCCCTTCGGTCATGCCTTCGCATCCTTCCACGTCAAGGCACCCATCTTCGTAGCACGGCAGCTTGTGAAGCATAAGTTCCTTCGTTGGAATGAAATCTCTCGTCGTTACGTGGATGATGAACCTGAGTTCTATGTCCCTGAGGTGTGGCGTGGGCGCAGCAAGGACAAGAAGCAGGGGTCTGATGGTGTCGTTAAGCCGTACCAAGGTTCTTACATCTTCAATAGTGGAAGCGACCCTTTTACTAGGTCTGCTGGTTGGATGGCAAGTGGTAAGGGTACTAGTGCTATTGCTCTTCAAACGTACAAGGCTCTGTTGGCCGAAGGTGTAGCCCCTGAGCAAGCCCGTATGGTTCTCCCTCAATCGACAATGACTGAGTGGTACTGGTCGGGGAGCCTTGATGCTTTTGCGGACATGTGTCGTCTACGCTGCAAGGATGATACCCAATACGAGACACGTCTAGTTGCGGATCAGATCAGTGCGATAATGGAAGACCTATTCCCTGTGTCGTGGACTGCACTGATGGAAGGAGAGAAGGGATGAGTGACTACAAACAGACCCGTGATGCAGCAGGTAAGATCACCTCTCGCTTTTCCACTATGCTAAAGAACCTACAGGACGAATATGAGGATGAGGTTGTTGTCGTATCCTTGATGCGTTACTACGAGATTTGCGATGAAAACGACGAGGACTTGATCTGGGCTATAGAACGTCTCCTATCGGACTACATGCCCCCTCAAGACTTTAGAAGCTGGACGTTGACAAAGAATGGAGGTAAGCGTGGGTAACATTACTCTACAGACTGACGAGCTTGGCATCTGGTTAGTTGAAGAACTAGACAACGGTCTTGCAATGCAGGAATTGGGTCATATCTCTTGGAAGGAAGTTACTAGGGGTGTTCAACAGTGTTTACTTCAAGAGAAGTTTCTCATTGCCCTAGCTAAACTTGACGATGAGGATAAGTTAATCTAATGTCTTACATGGAGGATAACGACAAATGAACAAAGACTTATTCCCTGTATCATGGAAGGCTTTGGTAGATGCTAAACAGAACTGATCTTGAGGGACTATCCCCTGAGTTTATCGCTTGGGTAGAAGGTACAGGGGATTTCAACGACAGGTTTGAGAGGTTGGCCCTCAGGGGTGTACATACCAAGATGCTACTTGACTGGCTCTATGCTGCATACTTTGTCGGGAAAGGAAAAGGGATATGACTTACGATCTGGTGAAGCGACTAGATAACCTTTGGGCTATGCTTGAAGAAGACGGGTACTATGTAAAAGCTAACACCGTGACGTTGGCAAAAGAACATATCGAAGCCCTGACCGCCGAGCGGGACGAAGCATGGAGACGTGCAGGACACGCAGAGGAACAGTGGGGTCGTTATGAGGTAAATCTGGCAATGGCTATACAACTATTGCGTAAACATTGTGATACTTGGGCTATGAATGACTTTGATGCTGAAACCCTCGCAGAACTGTTAGGAGAGAAGGGGTGACTGACGTGGTGTGGGAACAGACAAGACTTCGTATTAAGGTTGCTGTAGCTGCCTACGCCTACGAGTTTGAAGATGACCCTATCATATCCGACGAAGAGTTTGATAGGTTGTCTTTGGCAATTGACCCTGAGATACTTACAGGTAACGACACGATGGATAAGTTCTTCCGTGAAGAGTTTGACCCCAACACTGGGTCGTGGGTTCATCATCACCCTGAGAAAGAGAAACTGAAAACACTTGTAAAGTTTTGGAGAAATAAGACATGAGGTGGAAAGTTCTACCATACGACTACTCAAGATGCTATACACAGGGTTGCCCCCTAGAGGAAACGTGTATGCGTAAGACACCGGGGCATCCAACTTACCAGACAATCTTTCACCCTACACCAAGCGGGGACGAGTGTAATTACTACATACACAAGGAGGAAGACAAATGAGTAATAAGAAGTTCTACTACCATGTAGAGGATACATGGAGTATGCCGAGTCACCCATTACTAGATAAGATGGGTAAGGCAGGTTGGGAACTTGTGACTATCCTTCGAGAGAAGCACAATGGCAGTGTCTTGTACACGTGCTATTTCAAAATGGAGGTGTGACATGGGGAACCCCAATGACCCCTTCCGCATCATCGTAGATAAATTGGTGGAGCATGACGATGGCTAGGTTCACGGCAGAGCACAGGGGAGGGGATTTTGGGGAGAGACCTTGGGAATGGTGCATCATTGACGAGGATATGGGTTGGTGGGGATGTGCTGTAACCTTTGATCTGACAGAGGATGAAGCTAAATCCTTGGCCAAAAAGATGAATGAGGAAGACGAATGTTGAATAATGTAGTCGCTACCTGTGCCGTAGTAGTAGGTTGGGTGTTTTTAATCGCAGTCATAAGCCCTTAAAGGAGAAAATCAAATGCTTGAAGATGTACCCTTCCACATCATCGTAGACAAAGTAGCAGAGCATGAAGATGGTGGAGCCACTTACACATTCGAGATGAACCACAAAGCTACACAAGCTATAGCTCAGCATGGTTTAGAACTTATTATCCGTTGTGCAGCCTACGGGGTTGACATCCAAGATGCTTTAGATAACATTGCAACCTTAGAAAAGAAAGAGGAAGACAACAATGACGGAGCACCCACATAAACCCTGCCCCTTTGAGAATTGCAAAAGCTCTAACGCATTTTCTTGGAACGACAACGGGTATGGACAGTGTAAATCTTGTGGACAGAGTTACCCCTCTAAGGGTATGAAGGGACTGAAAGATTGGGCAAAGGAGACCTACCCTGTGAAGCAACAAGTCGATGTGAGAAGCCTGCCAGTCTCCAAGGTTAGCTACGACAATATCCGTGGGCTGGACCCTGATGTGTGCAAGCTGTACGGTATTCAGCTTCACCTTGACGACAATGACAAGCCTGTGCGTTATGCCTTCAAGCACACAGACAATGTGAAGTATCGTGGTTACGACGAGAAAGTGTTCTGGACCAAGGAGAAGGGCAAACCTTTCGAGGACTTGTTTGGACCTGAGTTCAATGCTGGTACTTCCAAGAAAATCTTTATCACCGAGGGTGAGTTTGATGCAGCATCCCTCTACCAAATCCTTGGCAAGACATACCCAGTGGTGTCGCTCCCTAGTGCCAGCATAGGTGAAAAGTTCGTCAAGAAGAACTATAAGTACCTCTCTACTTTCCAAGAGGTTATCTACGCTGGTGAGTTGGATGATGCAGGCAAGAGAGCCGCAGAGGTTCTGTATGGTGCCTTCCCCCAGAAGTTCTGGTATGTACCTATGTCTCAGCACAAGGACGCCAATGAGTTCCTGATGGCTGGTGCTGGTGACGCACTCAAGTGGGCTGCAATCAAACCCCAACGCTACACCCCAGACAACTTCTTCTGCTCGTCGTTGGATGTGGAAAGGGCAATCCTCACCGAGAACCCCTACGAGTATGTTCCCACAGGACACACTGGGATCGACGAGAAGTGCAGAGGTCTAATCAAGGGCGGTATTACATTCATTAAAGCCCCTCGTGGTACTGGTAAGACAGAAGTGATCCGATACTTCGAGACTGCCATGCTGCGTGACCCTGATGAACGCATTGCACTGCTGCACATGGAAGAGATGAAGTCCACTACTTACCGTGCCATGGCCACCTACGAGTTGGGTGTTAATGTTCGTACTAAGGACGATGCCAAGATTAACGCTGTGGACGAGAAGGAGGTCATTGAGGCTGCAATCAAGGCCACCAAGGGGGAGCGTACCATCATCTTCGAAATGCGTCTCCATGATGATCCTATGAAGCTGTTGGAGTATGTGCGTCTTGCTGCCTCAGTCTATGGTGCAGGCTTCGTCTTCATCGACCACGTTCAGCGTCTGGCATACTTGTCTAGTGCTGGTGTTGATGGTGCAACTTCCCTGCTGACCGCTCTTGGTTCTCAGATGGCACAGCTTGCCAAGGAACTGAACATTGGTGTGATCTTTATCTCACAGGTGAACGAGGATGGTCGGACCAAGTATGCTGCAGCCTTGGAAGAAGAGGCTATCATCTGCATAAAGATTGAGCGTGACGTAGAGAATGAGGATGAAGTGGAGCAGAACACTACCTACTTCCACGTTGACAAGAACAGGCCGTTTGCTAAACTTGGCGCAGCAGGTTCCCTCTTCTGGGACTCGGATACCACACTTCTTCGAGAGGGCTTCTAATGATCGTGTTTGACGTGGAGACTGATGGGTTCCTTGACAAGGCTACTAAAGTCCACGTTCTGTCTTGGACACGTGACGGTAAGGTCTTCAACTCTACCTGTTCCTACAAAGACATGCGTGACCTTCTTGAGGAGGAGACGATCCTGATTGGTCACAATATCTGCAGATTTGATATTCTTGTCTTGGAAAAAATCCTTGGCATCAGTATCAAGGCCAAGCTGTACGACACGCTGCCTATGTCTTGGGTTATGTATCCCCACCGTCAACTCCACGGGCTTGAGTCCTTCGGGGAAGACTTCGGGGTGCCTAAGCCTGAGATTACTGACTGGGAAGGTCTGACCTACGAGCAGTACAAACACCGTTGCCAAGAGGATGTGAAGATCAACTGGCTCCTCTGGAAAGACCTCATCAAGCGGTTCAAGATGGTCTACAAGGACGACAAACAGTCTATGGACAAGTTCTTCCAGTACCTGACCTTCAAGATGAAGTCTGCTGCTATGGCTGAACAGGCTGGCTGGCGCATCAACAAGGAGCTTGTAGAGCAATCTCTGGCAACCTTGGAGAAGGCTCAGGGAGAGAAGGTTGAGGAACTGCGTCAGGTCATGCCCCCTGTGACTAAGTATACCGAGAAGACCAAACCAGAGAAGATGACCAAAAAAGATGGCACACACAGCAAGGCTGCTATTGACTGGTTCAATCTTCTGGAAGAACATGACTTGCCCCTCTTCCACGAAGACCCTGTGCGTGTCGTTAAGAGTGTTGAACCTCCCAACCCCAACTCATCCGATCAGGTCAAGGATTGGCTATACTCTATGGGCTGGAAACCCTGCACTCATGACTACAAGAAGAACGAGGATGGCACCGAGCGTATGATCCCTCAGGTCCGTAAGGATGGAGAGCTTGCACCCTCAGTCAAACTCTTGATTGAGAAGAACCCCGGAGTGGGATTGCTTGATGGGTTGACTGTGATCCAACACCGCAAGTCCATCTTCGAGGGTATGCTTGAGTCTGAGGTGGGTGGCTATGTGAAGGCTGAGATTGCTGGCCTGACCAACACACTGCGCTTCAAGCACAAGAAGCCTCTGGTCAATCTCCCCGGTGTTGATAAGCCTTGGGGTAAAGAAATCAGGGGTTCTCTGATTGCTGATGAGGGTACGGTACTATGCGGTGCTGACATGGTGTCTCTTGAGGCTACCACCAAGCGTCACTTCATCTTTCCTTACGACCCAGAGTATGTTACAGAAATGTCTGTCCCCGGCTTCGATGAACACTTGGACCTTGCTGTTCGTGCAGGCTACATCAACAGTGACGACTATGACTTCTACACACGGGCAGATGAAGATACGGTCAACGACAAGGATCGCTTCAAGAAGATCAAGAAGACCCGCAAGAAGTTCAAGCCCGTCAACTATTCTGCAGTCTATGGTGTTGGTGTTCCTAAGCTGTCTCGTACCACTGGTATGTCCCCTGCAGAAGCCAAAGTTCTTCTGGAAGCATACTGGGAACGTAATTGGGCTGTGAGACAGTTCGCTAAGGAACAGCAGGTCAAGACTGTAAACGGGCAGATGTGGGTCAAGAACCCTGTGAATGGTTTCTGGTACACCCTGCGCTACGAGAAAGACATCTTCTCAACCCTCAACCAAGGCACAGGTGCATACTGCTTCGATCAGTGGGTTGCACACTACCTGACCAAACGACCAAACATTGTTGGACAGTTCCACGACGAATCCATCAACAGGGTCAAGAAGGGTGAAGAGAAGGAACACGAATCGGTTCTTCGTTGGGCAATCAACAAGGTCAACGAGAAGCTGAAACTCAACATCAAGCTGGACATTGACGTTCAGTTTGGTATCAACTACTCACTAATTCACTAAGGAGTAAGACAGATGGAAAAGAAACCCAAGGGTCTCAAGCAACTCACGAAACCATACAGCATCCCAGTTCGTCTGGCCAAGGGTGGCAAGGAGTACGAGAGGGACAACAGCAAACAACGCAAATATAAGTTGGCCAGTGAGAAATAGTTCTTGCCACCACTTTGAAGAATCTGTTACTATACACGAATAACAAAGGAGCTAAACATATGGGAACTCGTAGAGTAAAACTGACTGGCTACGCATACTGGGCCAAGGTGTTTGAAGATAACCGCGATAAGACTGGCTTCGAGAACGCACTGGTTGAGATTGGTGGTCAGACCTGCATTGACATGGACCTCGACGCTGAGCAGATGGATAAGCTCATCCGGTCTAAGTCCATGAAGCGTGGTACGCCTAGCAAAGAAAACGATGGTATGACCCGAGTGCGCTTCACTCGCAAGTGGACCGAAGAATATGGTGGGGGTGAGCCTACTGTGGTCAAGGATGATGGTACCAAGTGGGACTATGATGAGGATGGTCCGATTGGCAATGGTTCAACCGTTGAAGTTACTCTCTCTGTCTACGACACTTCACGCAAGACTATCGTAGGTACTCGTCTCGACAAGGTTAAGGTTCTGGAACACAAAGCCTACAACCCTGATGGTGACGACGAGGTGGAAGAAGAGGTGAAGCCTGCAGTCAAGGCCGGTATGCCCGCCGTCAAGATGGAACTTGAGGATGAGATTCCGTTTTGAGTAAAAAATTAGACACCATCGTAGAGGACATCTACAGGGTTGTCGAAGGGAAGGGAGGGTGGGATGCAACTATCACAGAGTTCTTCTCGTCCTCCCTTTCTAGTATCGCAGAGGCTAGGTTTTCTCAGGAGCAAATCCCCCGAGATTACCTCAGTCTCTCTGGCATAGGCTCACCCTGTGACCGTAGACTGTGGTACAAGATCAACCAAACCGAATCCTCAGAGCCACTCACTGCCGAGGCTCTTGGAACCTTCTTCTACGGAGACTTACTCGAAGCCCTCGTGCTGTCACTGGCAAAGGCAGCAGGGCACAGTGTCGAGGGTATGCAGGACAGAGTTAGTGTCTTCGGTATCTCCGGCTCTCGTGACGCTGTGATTGATGGGGTGACAGTCGATGTTAAGTCTACATCCAAGTATGGGTTTGAGAAGTTCCGTAAACACAACCTGCGAGAAGACGATCCCTTCGGGTACATCAGCCAGTTGAGTTCGTATGTCTTTGCAGGAAAGGATGACCCTCTGGTGAAGAACAAGACCGAGGGTGCTTTCCTTGTCGTTCAGAAGGACAGGTTCAAACTCTGCTTGGATCGCTATGACTTCACAGAAGAGATTGCCAAGAAGGAAGAAGAGATTGAGAGAGTCAAGAAGCTGGTTGCTGGGTCAATCCCAGAGGATCGTATTCCACCTGTCCCTCAGTCTAAGACTTCTGAGAATACGGTACTTTCTACTACTTGTGGATACTGCGACTTTAGTAAGGTATGTTGGCCAGAAGCCAGAACTTTTCTATATTCTACCGGACCAGTATTCATGGTTGATGTTGTCAATGAACCTCGTGTTATGGAGTTGATTGAGTGAGAAAGAAGGTATCCCCAGAGGCTAGGGGTTACAGGTCAGGCTTGGAGGGCAGAGTTGCACAACAACTGGAGGCACTGGGGATCAAAGTAGAGTATGAAACCTACAAAATCCCCTATGTCATCCCTGAAAGCTCCCACAAGTACTCACCTGATTTCAAGCTTCCCAATGGTATCATCGTTGAAACCAAGGGGAGGTTCGTACTTGCAGACAGAAAGAAGCATCTACTCTTGCAATCCCAGAGGCCAGAGTTAGATATTAGGTTTGTGTTCTCCAACAGTTCCGCCAAGATTAACAAGGGGTCATCTACCTCTTATGCTGACTGGTGTAACAAGCACAGCTTTATCTTTGCAGACAAACTCATCCCAGAATCTTGGATTTTAGAGAAAGGTGACAAGAATGCTAAACTGGTTACGAAAGAAGTTCTCAAGAAAAGAGGAAGAACCTGAACAGACACTACTCTGGGGTATCATTGAGGGGCCATTTTCTGCAGAAGACCTCCCAGACTGTGGTTTCCCACCTGAATCGACGATGCTGGTTCTGAAAGTTTCCCGTGGTAAAGATGTGTTTGATGCAGAATTCTGGTTTGATAATCTCGACGAGGCGTATGTCTTGGTAAACCACTTCCGTACCAGCCTGAACCCAATCGTTCTCAATAACAAGGAGCCTTAATATGGCTACTAAAACAGTCGTAGTATACTCGTGTGCACATGCCGACTCTACAACAAGCAGCCTGCGATTCAAAGCACTAGGAAATTTCCTCTATGATCTCAAGCCAGATATGGTATTGGATTTGGGTGATGGAGCAGACATGAGGTCTCTCAACAGCTATGATGAAAGATACCCTAAAGCACTGGCTTCACAAAGTTATGAAAAGGATATTGAGTCCTATAACTTATCCCAAGAACTCCTCCGACACCCATTCAGACACCATCGGAAGAAGCGACCTTTTTGGGTGGGATTCGAAGGAAACCACGAGAACCGAATTAAAAAGTACCTCGCCGTTAACCCAAGGAATGAGGGAGAAAAGTACGGGGTTTCCTTTAGCCATCTTCAAACAGACCACTACTTCGACGAATACCACGAGTACGAAAACAGTGGACCAGCCATTGCCCTCTACGACAAGGTGGCCTACGCGCACTACTTCACTTCTGGTAATTCTTCTACTGCTACTAGCGGCATCCATCATGCTTATAGTATGGTAAATAACCTTGGCTGCTCTGCCACCTGTGGGCACTCTCACAAGCGTGACATGTACTTCAAGGATGGTGGGCTACCTCATGGCAACATTGGCCTCGTGGTGGGCTGCTACAAGGGTGGAGAGGAACACTGGGCAGGTCAAGCAAACAGACAGTGGTGGCACGGTGTTGTGGTGAAACGCGAGTTGGAGAATGGTTTGTATGAACCTGAGTTTGTCTCCCTCAAGCAAATTATGCGAGAGTATGCAGAATGAACTATGAAGTAACAATCCTTGTTGGCGTCCATCCCGAAGCAGCCTTTGCTGGCACTGACGATGAGATAGAGAATGTCTACAGTCTAATTGAATCCGCAGTGTTTGACACCGATGATCTGACACTACACACACTGGAAGTACTGGAGGTAGAAAATGGCTAAGTGGGACGACACAGGACTAGGCTACTTTGAACAAGAGAAGCAATACACCCCGTCCGTACTGGTGAGGGAGTTCTCTAAAGTTCTGGATCAAAAACCTGATGTGGCACTATATCAGAGATTGATCTGCGAGGAATACGAGGAGTGGTGCAAAGAGTCGCCACACACCGTGAAGGACTTGAAGGAGCTTGCAGACCTTGTGTATGTGATCTACGGGTATGCTCTTGCTGCTGGGTACAATCTGGATGAGGCTGTAGAGCGTGTGCATGACAACAATATCGGTCGTTGTGTACAGCCAGACGGAACCGTAAAGCGAAGAGAAGACGGGAAGATCATGAAGAACCCTGACTATCCTGCAGTCGAATTGGAGGATTTAATCTGATGGGGATTTTCATCTACCTCTTGACAACGCTCTTCATCGGACTAAAACTAGTCGGTTCGATCACATGGTCTTGGTGGTGGGTTTTCAGTCCTTTTTGGGTTGGTATCTCCATTATTATCCTCATCGCCTTTTTGGCAGCACTTGCTGTAAGGAAACTAGAATGACAGTGCAAGAGCTTATCGACAAACTATATAAAGTGCAAGACAAGGGGGTTCCAGTTGTGCTAGTTGACTGGTCCTCCCAGAACCCTGTGACAGCCAAGCATGACCTCACCACAAACCGCATCATTGTGCAAGCCCACCGTGTTGCAATCATAGTGGATTAGCCATGCTAGAGTCCTGCAAAAAGATTCTGCTACGAAACTTAAAAACCTGAAAGAGAAGAAACAATGACTGGACCGACTATCCCGATTGCAATCTGGGCTGACGAAGTTAAGTACCGTCAAGAGGGTGAAACCTATGGGCAGAAATGTGCTCGTGTGGCAGAAGCCCTGACCGACGACAAAAACCACTACGCCAAGTTCAATGAAATCCTGAAAGAGCAACGCTTCCTACCCGGTGGACGTGTGCAGAGTGCCGCAGGCTCTTACCGTAAGGTCACTGCCTTTAACTGTTTTGTTATGCAGAAGGTTCCTGACAACCTTATGGGCATCATGGAGGTTGCAACGGAAGCCGCTAAGACGATGCAGATGGGTGGTGGTGTAGGCTACGACTTCTCTAGTATCCGCCCCAAGGGTGCTCGTATCAAGTCTCTGGGTAGCCAAGCCTCAGGCCCTGTGTCGTTCATGGGTATCATGGATGCTATCTGTAAGACTATTGCTTCGGCAGGGCATCGTCGTGGTGCTCAGATGGGCTGTCTTCGTGTCGATCACCCTGACATCATGGAGTTCATCACAGCCAAGGCTAACAGCAGCAGCCTAACCCAGTTCAACATCTCAGTCTTGGTCACTGACAAGTTCATGGAAGCTGTAAAAAACGACGAGCCTTTTGACCTTGTGTTTGAGGAACGTATTTTTGATACTGTCCGTGCACGTAACTTGTGGGATGCAATGCTCCGAGTGAACTGGGACTGGGCAGAGCCGGGTGTGATCTTTATTGATCGTGTCAATGAAATGAACAACCTATACTACATGGAAGACATTTCTGCGACTAACCCCTGTGGTGAACAACCTCTTCCTCCTTATGGGGCTTGCTTGTTGGGCAGTTTTAATCTTACCAAGTATGTCTATCGTACTGAGGAAGGTTTTGCTTTCAACTGGTCACTACTGCAGCACGATGTCCCTTATGTTGTTCGTGCCATGGATAACGTGATCGACGAGACTATCTACCCTCTGCCCCAACAAGAAGCAGAAGCTAAGAGTAAGCGCCGTATGGGTCTGGGGGTAACTGGTCTTGGTAATGCTCTTGGCGCTCTCGGGTTTCGATATGGCTCTAAAGAGGCGACGAACTTTACTGAGAAGGTCTTGGAGCACCTTGCAAACTGGTGTTACTCTGCATCCGCCACTATCGCTGCTGAGAAAGGTCCGTTCCCTGCCTATGACGAAGAAAAGTACTTGAAGTCTAAGTTCGTAGAGAATCTGGACTATGAGGTGCAGTTAAAGATTAAGAAGTTTGGTATCCGTAACTCGCACCTTACTTCTATTGCACCTACTGGGACCATCAGTCTTACTGCTAACAATATCTCCTCGGGTCTTGAACCAGTCTTTTCTTTGTCGTACACTAGGACTATCCAAACGGCTGATGGCCCCATGTACGAGAAGGTTGAAGACTACGCTTTCCGTGAGTGGGGCGTAGAGTGCATCACCGCAAGTCAGATTTCTGTCCAAGACCATGTAAACATGCTTACTGCTGCACAGAAGTGGGTAGATAGTGCTTGCTCCAAGACTTGTAACGTAGGTGCGGATGTGACTTGGGAGGAGTTCAAGAACGTCTATATGCAGGCTTGGCAGGGTGGGGCTAAGGGTTGCACTACGTTCCGAGCTTCTGGAAAGCGTGGTGGCATCCTTAACTCATCTGCATCAGAGGATGTCATCGAATCTAAGGAAGAGAACGACGAAACCGTAGTAGAGGGTGGTGCCTGCTATATCGACCCTGAGACTGGTATGCGTAGTTGCGATAGTATCTAAAACCTTGCCACATCCTGAGCATGATGATAAACTGCTCACAACACAACCTTTGTGGAGCATACAGTGGTCATTGAAATAGCTATCCTAGTTGGACTCGTAGTGAACGTCTTACTCTCTTGGTGGATTAAGAGGGACTTAGATGAAATAGAACAGGTTGTGGTGCAGATGCTCCTTGATCTGGGTGAACAAGGTATCTTAAACGTGGAGGTTAAAGATGACTCTGGAGAAGCCTAAAGGCAAACGGGTGTCACGATACAAGAATTTTGAACAAGAAGGTGCAATGCGTACTGTTGCTATTAAACCACTCAACGACAATCAAGCACTCTACCTCAAACATCTGGGCAGTTCAGATCAAGTGATTGTCTGCGGGTTCTCTGGCACAGGCAAGACCTTCCTTGCAGCCACCTATGCAGCCAACATGTACGCCAACAGAGAGATCAGCAAGATTATTCTGACTCGTCCTAATGTGTCTGTAGGTAAGGACTTAGGGTACTTCCCCGGCACTCTTGAAGAGAAGTTTGCCCCTTGGGCTGCACCTGTGCTGGATGTTCTCAATGAACAATTGGGCAAGGGTACGGTAGAGACTGGGATCAAGAACGGCAATATCGAAATGGCACCCCTATCTACTATGCGGGGACGGTCGTTCAAGAATGCTTTCATTATCTTAGACGAAGCACAGAACACTTCCATTGCTGAGATTAAAATGTTCTTGACTCGAATTGGAAAAGACTGTAAAGTTGTAATCAACGGTGACATAAAGCAGTCAGATATTGGTGGTAAGTCGGGCCTAGCAACGATCATCCATCTTGTTAAGAAGCACAATCTGCCTGTGCCTATCGTTGAGTTCGGAGTGGATGACATTGTTCGCAGTGACATCTGTAAGCAGTGGATCGTGGCATTCGAGGATGAGAAGCTATGACAGACAGTCAGACGACAGCAAGTCAAACGACAGCAGACATGGTAAACAGCCCTGCACACTACGGCAAAGGAAAGATTGAGTGTATCGACTACATTGAAGACTTTCTCAGCCTTGATGAGTACATCGGTTACCTGCGTGGGAACATCGCTAAGTACAATCATCGCTGGCGTTACAAGAATGGTTTGGAAGACTTGCGTAAGGCAGAGTGGTACCACAAGCGACTCATAGCTTTCATGGAGAAGCTAGGATGATCTCTCTTGTATTCCTCATCTGCACCATGAATGAGTGTAGGACCATCTCTCCACCAGAGGTATTCCTTAGTGTAGAGGGGTGTACCACAACAGCGCAGAGCATGATTGTACTTAATCAGGAAGCTGCTGCAAGGGGTGAGATACCAGACCACACAGTGATATACACTTGCCACAACTGGGGAGACCCTGCATGACTACCAGTCTAATAATCTTAGCTTTCGTGATATTTACAATCTGGGCGCTCAGTGGAGAAGACTGATGAACGCATTTGAACAAGGATACAAAGATTTTGGCAAAGGGCAGACCACAAACCCGTACCACGAAGACACAACAAAGTACAGAGATTGGGAGTTTGGATTCAACAAAGCCTATTCCCGAAACTTGGAATGGGTCAGAGACAATGAAAATCGAAGAAGAGGCCAAGGAGTTCAGAGCAAAGAAGAGGTATAGTGCACCCCCTAAGCCCATGACCTCCAAAATCTATCTAATGGGAATGGCCATGAATGCACTCCTCTCAAGGTCTACTGGCCTCGTAAGAAGGGAAGAGATCAAGAGGGAAGCCGAAGAGTGGGCTGACTATATGCTTGAAGATTGAACTTAATGAAAAGGGGGCCGCAGGCCCCCTCTCTTTTTATTTGTTCTTAAGGAATTCATCTGTGTACTTAAGGGTAGCCTCTAAGACATCCAACTCTTGTGGGGACAACTCCTCAAACTCTTTGTCGAGGCCAATTTTCTCCATAGTCCTACGGATAGCCTCTTTAGACTTACCACCCCTTGAAATCCTGATCCTCTGAGCAGACTGCGTATCCCCACCCCTTGCAGCACCACTCTCCATGAATGACAAAGTAGACTCCTTAGCACTATTAAGGAGAGTAGCAACCTTGTTTCTTTTCAACTCTAAATCACCTTCTCGGAAAGACTTAGAGTTCCACAGGTCCAGTGCCCCCCTCTCAACCATAGTGTTGAAGATATCATTGTACCTACTGTCTGCAGCATCAGAGAGAGATGACATACTGGCAGTCCAAGTATCTTTACCGATAGAGTTCATCACCCTTTCAACGTTAGTTAGCTTTGTCGCCCTAGTCGTAGAGATCAGACGCGAAGGGGTAGTACGAGGCTTGCCCTCTGCTGCACTGAACGCAGGTGGAGATACATTCTCATTACCACGGAACAGGGCAATAATCTGATCTAGGTAACGCATAGAGTTGTTTACTGCCTTCTCCCCTTGGTTCCTATCAGGGGTGTAGTACTCTTCGTCTCTGCTCAAACCAGCAAGCACGTTGAGGGGTTCCAAAGGACGGGTAGCTGCAGAAACAACCTGAGAGCCAATCGTCCCGGAAATCCCGGAAAGAACCTCCGAGAAATCTGGACCTTCATCCGAGAACAAGATGGTAAAGATGTTGCCAAGACCTTCCCCAGCCTCTCCTAGCTGTCTTGTAAGCTGTCCCAAGAACTGGTCCCCAATCTGAGCAACCAATTCTTTAGGGACTTCTTGACCCTTGTTTTGCATCGCTACAATTCTTGCTGCAGCCTTGTAAGCACCGTAGGGGAATTCATAACGCTCATCAATAATCTCCCCTGTCTCTGCATCAATCTCTTCACTCCAGCCAAGACCCAAGTCAATGAAGCCTTCCTCACGCTTTGCAAGTATGCTGAGTAGCGACAATGAAACTACACCCTTGGCAAAAATCTCAGAGTAGAATTTGTCTTGCTCTCCCCCAAAGACTTTAGAGATAAATGGTAGTATTCCAGTGGCATCGTAAGCAGCCCCAATAGTGTTATTGAAGAAGCGACCAAAAGGTACAAGCATACCGATACCGGGAATGTTACGGGCATCCTCAATAACCCCTGCAACCTCTCCAATGAAGTCTTCACCCTTATAGGACTTAGAGAACACTGTCTCCAGCGTGTCGTTCACAGCCTTGGCTTCGAGTGTTACAAACCGTTCAGACAACATCTTCTTGTGCTGGTCAGGTGCAGAGAAGAACTGGTTCCAAGACATACCAAAGCCACCCTCTTTCTCTGGGCGACGAAGAAGTTTATCCATTTGTGTCAAGAACTCAATAGACTTAGTGTAGCCATCCTGAGCAGACACAAAGTTAAGTCTCGCAATAAAGTCAACTGCTTGGTTAGAGGCAAGGGTCAGCAGAGGTTTGTCTGGGTCAAACCCTTTACCAAGCTTTTCGAGAGACTCTACGCCACCGGGAAGCACTTGTGTCAACTGTGACATTGACTTAGGACGCAACTCAGAGTACCTTAAGAAGGTGTCGTATGTGGTGTTAGGGTCAAGGGTAAAGAGAGCCTTCTGCTTCTGGTTAGCGAGAATCCCTAGAGCATTGCTGGCAGTCTCTCTTGCATTGGCAGGTTTCGTAAGTAGCTCCAAGCCAGCTTTTCCACCAAGCAAAACAGCACGTGCAACATCTGCCGCAGAGTTGAGGGAGCTTGCTGCAGCGTAGCCTGTGACGTTCAGTGCTGTTGTAGAGAGGTTAGATACCATAAGTCTAATAAGGTTGTTCTGGAAATCTGGAATGTCCCTTACGACAATATCACCAAGTTTCGCCCCCAAAGTCTTCACCTTTGCAGAGGCCTTTGAGGTCTTAGAACCGACACCCCCAAGGATTACAGAGGCGTAGTCATCCAGAGTAATGTCCTTAGCTTCTCTGCCCAAGAGCCTTGCAACCTGACTCGCAGCACTCATCACATAGCCACTGTCACTCATCTTCCTCTTGAAAGTGTCAGCAAAAGCCTCAAGAGTGAGTTGCTTCCCTTCTGCCATTTCAATGCCAGTGGCCTTAGTGAAGTCATCAATGAACTTCTTAGCGTCCTGAGGGTCAGCGTATTTGATAATATCCCCAACCCAATTCGACACCTTGTCGTCTACAGTTCTGGGTGTCCAGACGTAACCATCTTCGAGGAGGGTGTGGGCAAGACCTTTCAGACCCTTATCACTATCCCCAAGGAGCATCGTATAGAAAAACTTAGAGTCTTGATCTGCAAGCTCTTTACCCTTAGCAACGTCCTTAAGCCAGTTTGAAGCACCGGGGACATAGGGGGCAGAGCTAGGAGTAGCAGCACTTGATGGCGTCTGGTTGATTACCTTACTAAGAGACTTAGACCCAAGAGTAGATGTTTTGAGCTTTTCTGGAGCAACAGTCCTTGAAGCCCCAGTGCCTACGTTACTCGCAGCACCTGAGAGACCACCAGCCACAAGACCTACTACAGCAGAAAGACCTGTTTGATAGACATTATACTCCTCTTGAACGGCAGTGCGAAGCATGGCATCTTGATATAGGT